TCATTCCTTGCCTCCTTTCATGTCAAACAGTCCTCTGAGATTATCTTCTCCGCCGGTGGTGGCGAGAGCGTCTTCTTCGGTTTCGTCAATGGGTTTATTCTTGCGTTTCGGCAATATACGCTTATAGGTGTTGTAGATTGCTTGCGGTAGAGCGCAAAGTTCTACCTTGTCAATCACAGGCTCAAAACTTGCTTCCCACGGGTCTTCACTCGGCGAGAATACATAAACCTTGATAGGCGTTTCGGATTCCACCTTTTCTATCATCTTGACAATTTCATCCACATACCGCTCGTCGTAGATTATGAGCATATTCTTTTCTTCGTCTGCGAAATAGCGGTAGATATTTTTGAAGGTAGGGAGACCGGCAAACTGCTTTTGTTCGGTGTAAAGGTTTTCCTTTATGCAGAGCATATCAGTAGCGAGCTGAACCAAACGGCGCATATTTTTAGTGGAACGGCTGCGACCCACGAAATCGGTGCGATAGTAGCGGAGATTGTTGTCGTGTAAACCCTCGACGTGCTCGCCATTTGGTTTCGTGTAGCCGTTGATAACGCGTTTGTTGCGCTCGTAAGTTACATTCTCACAAATGCCGTTCTCGTTATTGGTGCAAAGAATACACTGACGCTTTCCCCCGTCCTCCGCGTTTAACTGCATAACGGCGTGAAGTGTTGTGCCGGAGCCTGCGAAGAAGTCAAGAATTATGAGATTAGACCGTTCAATGAAATTTATAAGATATTTTATGAGCGATATAGGCTTCGGATAGTCAAACAATTTTTGATTATCAAAAATTTCCGCTAATTGACGTCCCGCATTTTCGGTAGTATCAACTCCTACATTTGAGTCTATAAAATTTGGCGGAACTTCTCGATTATAGTTGCTGCGTTTATAGGATAAGACACCTTTTTTAGAGAGTTCGATGTATAACCCTTGCTTGATATTTTCATCAAGAGTTTCTTGAACCCAAATGAACCTGTTCTTAAATCTGACTGGGTTTGAATTCTTGCCATTTTGAATAACAATATCATCCAAAAGCTCATTAGGAAATTTATCGGTTCCGTACACACCTGCTTTTATAACACCAGATTGCTGAGGACACGTGATAGAGTTTGCGGCAAAGGTTAAAACTTTGAAAGTGTTTTGAGGTTTTGTAAAAGGGTCGTTGCTTTTACTTACTTTTTGCACACCTCTAAACGTATCGTCATTATTTGACGATTGCCAGCAGAGTACATATTCTATTGTACGTTTTACTTTTTTTGAAAGTGCAGGAGGGGTCGCGGATTTAAACCAATTCCATTGACCTACGAAGTTTTTTTGCAAAAATACTTCATCGCCTAAAAGTCTGAGAGTTCCCACTTCGTTTTCATCAATTGAGATGAAGATAACACCTCGATCGGACAGTAATTTCTTGGCTATACGGAGTCTTTTTGACATAAAGGATAGCCACTTAGAGTGTCGGTAATCATCCTCGGTGTCTACGTATGAATCATTATAAATAAAGTCTTTGTTGCCGGTGTTGTACGGCGGATCTATATAGATTACATCAATCTTTCCGGCGTGTGTGTAAGCGAGAGTCGAAAGGGCTTCAAGATTATCGCCCTCAATCAGTATATGATTGGGCGCGTCGGCACCTCCCTCAGTGAGAGCCTTAGATTTATCTTCGACGAGGACAGGTAGCTCGTCGCGCAGACGTTCCTCTACATCCTCCGGCTTATCTTCCCACACAAGTCCATAGGTCTTAGATTCGTTTAAGAAGCCGAGAAGTGCTGACCGTTCTTCATCAGTCAACCCCTCAATAGAGCGTATACGTTCAGCAAGTTTTATTTTATCAGTCGCTTTCATGGCGATATTATTGGTTACATAAAAAACTAAGAACTCCCAAAGTAGCATCTGAAGGCCGACCAAAGCCTGTAACGACTACGTAGGGAGTTCTCAAAGTTTTTTCGGCTCTCGCCGTATATCTTTGCAGTTATTCGGTCATTCTCAGATTTAGAACGTTTATTAGGTGCAAATTTAACAATTTTTTTCGACATAGAGGCTATACCTCTGACGAAAAGTTGATTATTTAATTTTTGCACCGTCCTTGAGGGCTTGAACGAGCCAACAAGGAAGGAGGATTAGCATTAAAAGAAATTCCATAGGGCGACAAATTTTGAAGTTTCGAGGAAGGCAGATTTTGTTTTCAACTGCAAAATTAGTCGCGCGATGAGCCTAATTTTTGCACATCAAAATTAAATAATGTTAATGGCGTTAAATTACGCCTGACATTGAGAGCGAGAAGGAGTCTCGGAATGGAAACTTTTCGCAGCCGATGTAGAGTGTATCGAAAGCGTCGGAGCCGTCGGTGCGGTGTTCGAGCAGGTCTTCTTCGGACTCTGCGAGTTTTTCGCCGGACTTATCTTTATGGAAGCCGTTGCGCCCTCGGCTGACACCGGCTGACTGGATAGCGAGGATAAGGTCTTCGTTATTCGAGCGGTTGAAAAACGGCACAAGGCGTTGCTTACCTGCGAAAGCCTGATTGATGAGCAGGTACTTTTCATCGTGCGGCATGGGGTTGCCGAGATATACGGCTTCCACTCTCCAACCGTGCCGCTCGAACTCGTGGATTACCCACCAACGGAAATCCTGGTCGTTGACCGCATAGTTGGAACTGAGGGCGGTAGCGTCGAAGTAGAAAACGACGGTCTTGTTTCGGTGTCCCGAATAGTAGCGGCAAAAATCGTCAATGAGCGCAGGTATCTTGCGCTCGAACTTGACGTAAAAAGATTTTATGATATTGAGGCGGCGATCGCGCGGCTGACCGGCGACAATCCAGTTGATGTTTGCGTTGTAGTCCATACCTATGCAGATAGGCGCGTCCGGGTCAACGTCGGCGTCGGCTCTCGCGTCGAGAGTGGCGAAGTCATAATCATAACCAAGAGTATCGAGGTATTGATTATCGTTGGCGTCGTATTTATGACCTTCACGCATTGAGGAATAAAAACCGTCCTTTGCAATTCCGATCCTCTGACACAGGATAGAGGTTTGGAAGGTCAAAGGTGTAAGGTCGCGCTTCATCTGCTTAATGTAGTTCTCGCCGAGAAGCTGCAAGTTTTCAATCGAGGAATACTCGCGGTAATATACAGCGACCGACCGCATTTTGTTAAGGTTGCGGTCGAGCCTACGGAGATACCCTTTGAGGTGGTCGGGCACCGGCTCACCGTTGGCGTTAAGGGCGCGTATGCGCTCCTTCGTGCGCCATATCTCATACACGGTAGCCTCAATGGTCTTAATCAGCTCCACGTCCATTTTGTCGCGGTAGTGCAAAAACCAACTGCCCTTTTGGGTCTGCGGCATATCGCTCAATATCATAATTGAGTGATTGAAGGAGTGCTTACCGAAGTGCGACTTAATGCCGCCGTTGGCAGGGAGCGTTTCATCTTTGAGTTTGGCGTAGTCAATAAACTTGGCTTCATCGACAAGCAGCCACGAGAGGGTAAGCGAGTTAGACGAGCCGGGGCGGTCTTGTGAAATGATGATAGAGACCGAACCGTTGTAGAAAGTTATGACGTGTTCATAATCTTTCGGGTCGATTATAGGCTGCTTGAAAGTCTTTGGCGGCTTCTTGCCGACAACGTAGTGAACTCCCTCGATGAAGCCCCAGCGTTTCCAAGCGGCGAGCAAACCCGGAATGGTGTTTGTGAGTCCGTGTTTGAAGGTCGGCACGACGATACCTCCTGTCGAGCCGGGCATACGCTGCATATTGCGAAGCACAAACGGAGCAGCTATGCTGTCCGTCTTGCCGGTGCGTCGCCCTGCGACGATAACGGTTGTGTTCGCTCCTATGAGTTGCGTAAGGCGTTGGGGCTTGTTAAAGTAGACTTTTTTCTCCGTCATTGTCGGTGTCTTGTTTAGGGTCTGGGAAAAGTGTGTCAAGTTCGAGGTCGTATTCCTCAAACTCCACATCTTCAATGTCGATAGTTTCGCGGCGGTACTTCTCAATCATCTGCGAGATTTTCTCGTTGATGTTGGGGATAGGCTCGATACCGAGGACTCGCGGGTCGTCGGTAGCGGTGAACGGCTGCGGAACAATCTTGTCGTAAGGCATAGCCTGTTCATCTTCGAGGTCAATGCGGTTTAGCTTGCCGTAGGCGGTCGCGGCACGTTCCATAGTCTTGCTGTCCTTGCGCTTCTCCGCCATTTTGTAAGTGGCGATGAGCATTTCGTTGGTGCGCCAACGGTGGAAGTCTCGGCTTGCCGTAGACATCATAGGCAGCAACGCTTTGACGATTGCCAAATCGGAGTAAGCGGTAACTTTGGAAATATCGTGCCGCTGCATTACCTCGGCGACAAACTCGCGGTCGGAGCCGTCGGGGTTTGAGATGAACCAGTTATACATCTCGCGGACACGCAAAACCTTATCCACAAGGACTTGCGGATAACGTTCAAGCAGCTCGGACTCTCTTGTAAAGAGGTCGGCGCGGCAAACTTCTATGGCGGACGGCGTTCCCATTACTCGTCGTCCTCCATATCAAGTAAATTTCGGTGTGCGTTCTCAATAGCCAGTGGCGAACCTACCTGCGCCAACATCATTTCCTGAGAATGAAGTTTGACCTTAGAGGCGGCTTTGCCGCGACGGTAGGCTTTCGACACATCGGTTGAGCGGTCTGCAATGTCAGAGCGCAAAACATCAGCCGGAATATCGAGTATTACGGCGATGTCGGAAATCTTCAAGTAGATTGAAGCGAACTTTTCAATCTGCTGCAATTCGTTCTCTGAATAGGTCATGGAGCGGTACGGAGTGATTAGTGATAAGGTCGTTGACTTGGTCGTAGAGATTAGCGAAAATCTCCGGCGAAGTGGAGATAAAAGCAGACTCGTGGCGGTTGCCGCGAGTGAGGTTTTGGGAGGTTATGACCGAAACGGTAGCACCGTTCTCTCCCTTTACGAGAAGTATCTTGCTGTGATTGTCGGCAAGATACGTGCGCTCAATAACTTGGGTGATGAACGCCCAAAGTTTGAGCGTCTTGTTGGTCGCCTTATGGTCGAGCACAAGATTTATGCGGCTGACCTTGTTTGCCTTGCAAATGAAAAAGAGACGGCGCAGAAACTCCTCGGAAATGGAGAAAGAAGTCTGCCACACCTCTGCAATCCCGACTTGGCTTAAAATCCATTCGAGAATGTCGGCAACCTGCACGGCATTTGAAAGGTAAGCCTGAAACGGCGTCTCTTTCAACGGACGAAGGATTTGGTCAATGTCGGCAGTCCTTTTCATTTGGCAGATTTCTTGCGCCCGGCGTTCTTGGCGGAGCCAAGCGACTTTGTCGATGAGGGTTTGGCATTAAGGGGAGTGGGCGCAACATAATGGTCGTAAGCCTCCCAGTTTGCGTGAAGTTTCTTGTCGAGAGCGATTAACTCCTTCAGGAAGGGGTATCGCTCGGAGTCCGGGCAGGTAACGTTATCAAGCGAAAGCGAGCGAAGCCGCAGGTGCAGTTCGCGCATTCGTTGAAGAATAGAGAGATTTTCAACGAATTTCGCCTTGATTTCATCAGGCAAAGAGTCGTGGTCTTCACGTTTGCCGAGACGCTTGGAGTCTTCGGCCTCGGTGGTGTGGTCTTCTTCGAGAGCGTGGTCGGCAGCAATGGAATCTACCTGTGCCGACATTTCAGCGACCTGCTCACGAGTGAGCGCAGCGACACGGAAATTGTAATACTTTTGAAGTTGGTACTCCACGAAGTCGCGGCGGCGGTCAATCTGCGCGATTATGTTCTTATACATAATCTGATTGCCCGACAGCTTCAAAAGGTAGAGAGCGCCGACGGTATAGTCGCGCTCGGTTTCGGGAGTGGCAAGCCATTTGCCTATAAGTTCAGTGAATTTGTGGTCCATTACAGTTTATTATTTATACCTGTGAAGAATACGAGGTTGTAGCCGAGCGGTTCGAGCAGGTTCTTCATCGAGATCATCGTTGCGCCGGTGGTAACAAAATCGTCGAACACGATTATGTTCCTTTCCTTTGGCGGTTCACCCGACAAAGTGAACACCGCGCCTACACGATGTTTTGAGTGGCACTCGGCGAGATCTTCATAGAAGTTCACGCCTAAGAGTGCGGCGAGCCGGGCAGAAATGAGCGAAGCGAAGTTATGCTCCTTGTGGCGACGCTTGGGCGAGGTAACGATGCACCAGTCGCCGGAGGCGAGCGAATGACCGAGTATTTGCCGGATAAGGGCATTCATACCCACGGCAAACTTCTCAATCATATCAGGGTCGCTCTTAATGTCGGTCAGAGTCCGGCCATAGAGCGACTTTTTCCAAAGCGAGATGATTCCGAAAGCCGGATTGCGGTATGAAATTCGCACCTTGTTAGGTGCGAAGTCGCAGCGAGCCTCGGCTTGCTGCACATCTTTCCATGCCGCGCGTTTCTTCTCTGCGAACAAGTCCTTGCTCTCATCACGAGCAAAAGAAGCGTCAATTTCGGGAACGGTCAGCGATGGCACTTCGATGTCGTTCAACAACTCGTCCAAAGCGATAGCTCCGTCTTTGACGCTTCTATTATTCATAATGATTGAGGATTAGGCAGCCTTGCCGCACTCAATATCGCCGTCTTCGGTTTCGAGCGTACCGATGTAGAAGGGCGCAGGCACTTCGTCGGTAGCTTCGACATTGATAGTGGTAGAGGTCGTGCCGGTGGCACCTTGACCGAGGTCTTGGGCGACAGTCGCCTTAGTGCTCCACTTATCATTGCCGAGGACGCGGAAGTTACCTTTCATATCCTCGACGACAAACACGTTGTCGGTGTTGTTGATATAGGCGGCGGCAGCGGAAGCCTCCGTGCCGACACCGGGGTGAACGGCAACCAACTTGTTGAGTTGGGTTTGGCTTGGGAGTTCACCCTGCGCCTCCGAAGTGAGCTGCGACTTGTCGGGAAGAATGTCGATGTACCGCCACTTGGCGTCGGCGGCGAGAGTGAACGAGCCGGCGAGGATAGCGGAAGTGGGGCGACCGAGTTCATCACGAGGGAGTTGGGGGAAGCCGACTATCAGGCTTTTAGCGAGATAGTAAATGCGGCGTTTCACACCCGGAAGCTCGGGAGTGCCTTGGCACCAACCGAGCGACTTTTGGATAGAGGTACATTTAGCAATAGCCATATAAGTAATAGGTCTTAGTTACGAGTTATGAGGTTACTTGCCGAAAGAGAACGGCTCTGCGGCGAGTTCCACGACTTTGAGGCGCGAGCTGTGCAGTGTCTCGAACTGACAGCCGAAGAACATAGTGGCGATGTAGGAAAGCACGAAGGGCTTGTATTCCTTGACCATTACGTTCTCCACGTCGCCCATCTGGTCGTAGCCGACGAGCATATTGCTCTTAGGCGCGATGTGGATAAAGCCGGAGTCAGCCTTGTTGAACAGCGGAACGAAATGCAGTTTGCCGTTGGAGCCTTCGACGGCATTCTGTCCGTACTGGGTGTTGTACGGCAGAGTTCCGTGGGTCAACTGGTAGCCCTCGTTGTAGATGTCCACAAGCTGCTGCGAACAATAGATGTTGCAGTCGGTGGCGCGAAGGTGCGGGTCCATCTCAAACATAATCTGCTTGAGGATATCGACAACGTTAGCCGGGTTGATAGTGTCGGCGAGTTTAACATAGTTGTCCTTAGCGTCAGAGATTTCCCCTGCGGCGATTTCCTGAGCCGTGATAGTGTCGAAGCCGTCGAAAAGGTCTTTGGTGGTGTTACCGGCAGCGTTGCGCTTGCCGTTCCAAACAGCATCGTTCAGATGCTTTGAAAGACCTTTTGCAATGAGGGCGAGGACGTGGCGAGCCGTCGGGGTCGTCATCTGACCGTCGCCTTTGGTGGAGCCTGTGCCTAACAGCGTTGAGATGGCGGTGTTAGGCTCGAAGTTAGCGACAACGGAGCCAAAATAGGTTTTCAGCTCGCGGAAGTCGAGTTGGAGGTCGATGTCTTCCTCGCGTGAGGGGTTGTAGGGCGCGAACTGCGCGTCAGCGGAGATAGTGCCTACACGCTCGGCATAGCGTATGCCGGGGCGACCCGTCATATGCTGCAAGGTATCGTTGATACCGAAGATAGGAAGATACAGCAGTTCGTTACGGTATTTGATAGCCGCCTGTTGGTAATCTTCCGGGGTAAATTTGAATTTTCCTGCCATAATGGTTGATGATTGAGAGTTAAGAGATGAGAGAATCAAACCTCGTTGTAGAGGTCGCGGGCGGCGTTTACAGTGGCGCAGAAGCGGTCAAAGTCCGATTCATCGGAGTTGTCGGAGGGCTTCTTGTCCTCTACGACCTGCTTTGACGGCTCGGCAGGAGTCTTGGCGAGCTTGGCTTCAAGTTCGGAGATACGCTTGTCGCGTTCTTCGATAGTTGCTTTCTGCGAGTCGGCGAGAGCGTTAGCGTCGTTGAGACGCTGATTGAGGGCGTTGTATTCGTCCTCAGAATAGGTCTTGGGTTCGGGCATTTGGGTATGGGATTTGGAGTTAAAAATCGAAGCGATAGCGGTAAGGAACTTGCCAAAGGCATTTTCCTTGTCCTGTTCGGCGAGAGGTATGTTCGGTATCGGCATACCCTCGGAAGCCATAGCGGAAGCGAGCGCGTCGGTCAGGCGCGGAGCCGGTTCGTCTTCAAGGTCGGTGATTTCATCAACGAAACCCCAGTCGAGGGCTTCCTTAGCCGAGAGCCAACCGCCTACTTTCATCAGCGAGAGCAGGTCTTCGGGCTTGCGCTTGCAGCGGTTGGCGTAGAGTTGGGCGCAGTTAAGGTCGAGCTTGTCAAGGTCGGCTTTAATCTTCTCGCAGTCGGCAATCAGCGTGGCGAATTGGTCGGAGTTGAGACTGCCCCACTCGAAGAAAGCCATAGAGCATTTATGCACGAGGTACATCGCCCCTGCGTCAATGGAAATGTGAGCCGCGCCGAGCGAAGCGATAGTAGCGGCGGAAGCGTTGAGTCCGACGAAATGCACATTTACATTGCCGTGATTTTTGAAGGCTGCTGAGATAGACAAGCCGGTGGCGAGTGAGCCGCCGAGGGAGTCAATAAGCACGTTGACCTGCTTGCCGTTGTTTTTGGCGAGTTCACGGTCAACAGTAGTGCGGTCGAAGTCAGCACCTCCGACGTAGCCTTTGAGCGATATGTTGTAAGCGGTCTTAGCCATAGTTTGCGATGATTTACAGCGCAAACTTACCGCTATATATAAGGAGGTGAAAAGACAAGAAAATTCAGAAAAAATGCGTAACTTTGCATATTGATAAATAAAATTTGTGTATGGGTCTCTTTGATTTTTTAAAATCTGCTCCAAAGGCAGACCGAAATAAAGCAATTGCTGCTGCGATGAAAGGTAAACGGGCATACGATGCGCGTAACTTCACAGAAGCAGCAAAGTATTTTGCTGAATATTTTGATTATAAAGGATATGGAAATTTCCCTGATCTTGATAGTTCAGATTTCAGAATGTATCTCAACTTGATGGTAAGTCGGTTATATGCACGACAATATCGGGAATGCCTCGAAGTATGTAATACTTTGATAAAGCTTGATTCAAGCCGAAGTGATGCTTATGCTTTTTCCGGGATGTGTTATTATAAGTTGGGAGATTTGCAACGAGCCAACGAATTTTGGAAGAAAGCCAAAGCTCGTGGTAATGAGATAGCAAAGACTTTTGAGTCCATTGAAGATGTAAGAATGCAAGGATTCTCTGACTAATGAGACAGTCCTTAGAAAAATTTTTTGAAGAAGCTTCCCCAATTATTGATTCAATAAATGGGTTGAGGGATTTTTTTGAAAAATCTTTCAATCAATATCGTTATGAAATTTGGTCAGTTTTCATCGAACAAAATCGTAGTATTCTTACATCTGATGATATAATTCGCATTAAAATTTTAGAAGAAAAATTTAATACGATAGGGGAAATTTTCAATCCATTTTACTTCGTAAATAAAAGTAAGGCAGTAAATGATATTGAAATTATTGATGATTTCAACAACGATTGGTCAAAAGCATTGACAGGAAAGGTTCATTTTAAAAGAGCTGAAATTCAACATTACAAAACAATAACTGAAAAAATCGCATTTCAAGAAATTAACTTTAATGAGTTTTTTGAGAAATATAAGGATAGTACGCATCCTTATATTTGCTCTAAATTGGCATTAGCTGCGCTTAATGGAGGTCAAAATGATGTAGGTCTCTTGTTTTTACAAAGAGCACTATATCCAGTGTTTTCTTGCTCAAATCCCTATTGGCACAACCATTTTGCAATGTATGGGTGTACCGATGCGTTACACGAATTACAACATATATTGGGACGTAGAATGTATGAACTTATGAGTGCAATAGGCATACATTTTTATAGTTATTTATCATTACTATATATGTACCTTTCAAGATGTATATATATGTCCGTCAACAATAAAGCTGACGAAAATAACATAAAACTCACAGATATTTCGGCGGTAAACTACTTATCAATAAGAGGAGACCTAACCTATCATTATCAAAATGAATTTGCAATGATATGGTTTGGAGTAAACCCCAATATCCAAGTTATGGCTGATAAATTTATGGCATACGACATAGGTGAACAATTAGGTTTGGGGGTAATTGTTGAGCAGTGTCATAAGGACGCTCTAAAACTTTATAGACATAATAGTTTAGTACCTAATGAAACAGGTGGAATATTAGAAATGGAAGAAGAAACTATGCCAGAGCTTATAAAAAAAGCTAATCTTAGAGCCATAAGTTTTGCAAAGAAAACACATGAGCAATTAGAGCAAACAGATTGGTTAAATCAAGAAACATTAAGCAAAATAATGCAAGGTTTGCATTATTCCGTTATACATGGATAAGAGCCTTCCCTTGCGGAAAAGCCCTTGAGGGAGAGAGGGAGGAACGGGGTCAGATGCGGCGGAACACGTGATTGTTTGCTCCCATTGTGTAATCCCACATGAACAGCTCGCGTCCGAAGGCTTCGTAGTCGAAGTATTGAGCGAGATTACCCATTGTCCTTTCAAGGTCGTAGCACTCCTCGACGATGTGCCGTGCGAAGTCTTCTTCGCTGTCCCATTCTCCGCAGTAGGCTTCCTCGAAGTCGTCGAGATCGTCGTGCAGCTCCATGTAGTCGTCCACAGCCTCGACACTGTGTTTATCACACATTTCTGTGTATTCTTTGATGTGGTCGAAGTCTTCCTCGGACATGAAGCCCTCGTTGTACCACTGTCGGGGGAAGCACTCGTAGTCCTGAGCCATCAGCTCCGGGTCTTCCTCGTCGGCGTGGATAGCCTTGCAGAAGTTGATAAACTCGTCGTAGTCGTCGAAGGAGGAAAGGTCCACCCAAAGACCGCAGAGCGAGCCGTCGTTGTACTTGCCGTAAGTACCGACATAGACGGAGGGTTCACCGTCGCAGGGGCTTTTGTGTTCAGCGATTGCGTCTTCGAGTTCGGGAACTGTGAAGTCCAGTTCGTGGAGTCGGTTAACGACTCTCGGAGTGATGTTGAGTTCTCCAAATTGTAGTCTCATCTTGTTTGAAATTTGAGGGTTTAACATATTGTTCATTTTTTGAAGTTTTACGTTGCAAGAATTGGGAGAACTGAGAAAGTGAGATGAAGCAAAAATTTCCAGAGAATTTTAAGGCTTGCCCGGTCAAAAATGAGGCTTGTACCATTTTTTATAAAATTGTCGCAGTAAATCCGTAGGCTCGTTTTGCGTTGAACGGTCAGTCCTACCTTTGCGACAGGAAAAATAACAGGGGGCTCGGCGGAAAAATCCCGGTATGGAAATGGAGATGAGATGAAAAGGCGGAGGTTTTAACTCACGCAGAGTGGTTCACCACCAACGACAGGGCTGTTTCCGGCTGAAGATGTGATTGCCAAAAGCCAATGCAGGTGTGCCCGGAGTGTCGGGGCTTACAATTATGGCAAGTGCAATGACGGCGGTGTCGTAATGGGTAGACCTTTCCTCGGCGACAGCGACACCACTATGCAAGGCGTTCCACCGAGAGGCAGACCACCACTGAAAAAGGCTCGGACTGCGAATGCTCCCACGCCTACCGCTGAACTGCGAGGGCAAATGCTGAGGAAGCCGACCTCCGAAAGAAAAGATAAACGCAATGGCGAGCGACGACTATGGAGCAGACAACCCGACACCCGCAGGGCAACTGCGATGAATGGGTCAGGCACACGGTATATCCGAAAGAGTGCCACGAATGGGCGGTCTCGCGGTTCGGCAACGGAGCCGGGCTGTTCAATGTGATTACCAATATCCGGGCGCAACGTGTTCCGCCACGTCTGACCCCTCCCTCTCGCCGGGCGGTTTCCGCAAGGGAAGGCTCTTGAAACGAAAAAACCACCGACTTTCACAAGCCAGTGGCAACCTTAAACTTCAAAATCTGAGAATGGGGAATGGATGGGAATTTATTCTGACTTTATTTTCATTTTGAAAATATGAATACTCATATTTTTGTGGTCGAAGTCAAAACTGAGCGAGTCAACATTGAGTTTATCATTGATTTCAATGATATTGTTCACGATTTCGGCAATAGCCTTGCCGAGAGATTTTGTTTGTGCTTCGTCAGCAGTAGGCTCGTCGAAGCGGATTATTCTTTTGTCGTCCATAGAGTAAATTTATAATTTTCGATTTGTTGATATTGTGCACGGTATCATAGTGCGATACTGGCAATGTTTAATCTCGTAGTAAAAGCCGGAGCCGTCGCCGTCAGGTGCGCCACACTGCATAGTACACTCAAAAGTGAGGTGTGGCGGCTCCAGTGAGCCAATGAGGAAGGAATTGTCCTCGATGTCGGTAACGACAAAGGCATAATTTCCTCCGGGTATCATTGGCAGTAGAGTTGTGGAGAGAAATTTGAGAGTGGCAGTTTCCTGATAGCTGCCATTCATCGGCTCGGTCTTGCACTGACAGTCGGGTTCGTCAGAGAAGAACACCTGCTCTATTGAGGTCAAGACCGGTGTTGCTTGCCCTGTAATCTTATTGAGGTAGACACACCGCTGAAGATGATTGGCGTTAAGTAAGCCGATAAATTTCACTCCGGGGAGTCGTTGAGTCTTTCTTTCCATAAAAGTGGGTCGTTTTGGGGGTACCGATGTAGTCCAAAAAAATTATGATTTTTTCGACTTTTTAGCTTTACGCTTCCTCGCCAAGTTATTTCGGTGCTGCCTTTGGTAGATTTTAGCGATAGCGTTCCAGTTGGTTTCGGTGTGTTCAATGCCGTGTTCGGTCATCCACTCATAGATAAGGTTATCCTTACGCTTACCGATGTGTCCGTGCTGATGAAGCTCTTGCCACAGTTGGATTATAAAACGATTACGTATGCAAGCGGCAAGGTTCTCTCTTGCTTTGCGCGGCAGATAGTGATAGGTCTTGGGGTGCTTGATTCTGAAATACGGAATACTTATAGCCACCGTCTTTTCCGAGGGTAAATCGGGCAACGCAAACCACGGAGTTTTGATGAGGCACGATTCGAGAATCTTATTCTCGGTGCTAAGCCGAGGGAAAGCGACAGGTTGATTCCCGCCGTTTTCGTGAATAACCCACTGCTTCAAGTAAGTGGGAAGCTCCAAGTTAATGCAATAATCACTCATCTTGTAATCGTTTTGAGCAAAGTTACCGCCGGAAACGACCACAGGAAAAGACTCACACTCTGAGCGTAATTGAGCCGACATACTGCGTTTGGAACAGCCACTTTTAAGTTTCATCAGGCAACGTTGAAGCCATTCCCACACATTCATTTGCGATAGGTTTCATTGGTGAATATGATAACCTCAAGCATTTCATTGAAGCGGTCGGCGATACGAGAGCCATACTTCTCGCGTAACTGTTTAGGCGTGAGGTTGGTTGTAATGAATGTGAACAACTGGTGGTCGTATCGGTACTCAATCATTTCAATGATAGGGCTGATGAGATTGCCATAATCCATCACTTCGGTAGCTTCGCGCCCGATGTCTTCGAGACCTATCATTCTATACTCCCGTACCTCCTTGAAGCGGTCATAGTTTTTCGCAAGCTCAAACGATTCACGAGCGTCTACAATGCGTATGCCGACCTCGCGCGGATTTTCAAAAAAGCCTCGGTCGTTTAGGAAATTCAGAGCAGAGCGAAAAGCGTAGAGCATAGTCGTTTTACCATTGCCGCAGTTGCCGCAGAGCAACACGCCGAACTTGGGATTTTCCTGAGTGAGATAGTCGGCAAGTTGTTTGATATGCTCACGAGTTGCCTCATCATCGACAAATTGCCTTTGGCGATTGGCGACTTCTGCTCGATAAGCAGCATAGAGGATGTTTGCGGCTTGGCGCCCGGTCATAGGGAATCTAAAACGGGCCCTCGAATTCTTCCGCCGAATGAACGCCTGCGTCCATTCCTCGACGTTGATCACGTCTTCGGGTTTCAAGATTTTCATTGTTGTTTGTATTATTTGTTTTTGGATTCAGAATTATTTTGAGCCAATTGACAAAATGGCTTTTCATGTCGGAGAGGTCAGAGTGGAATTTTCCGCGACATTCATTGCTAATGAAAAACTCGTCGAGCCGTTTTATCAATTCGGATTCATTGAGTCCGAAAGTCTCGGCGATTTTTGATTTCCAGACATCATCTTCAATTAATTTTTCAATTAAAATTTTTTCAAAATCAGGTGAAGGTGATGTTTTCTCTTCTTTATCTACTTTAGTAGATATTTCTTTTTCATTATATAATGTGTCAACAGGGGGGTTGCGCCCATTTGACTGACCATTTGACTGCCCGATTGACTGCCCGGAGGCTGTTTTTGAGCCTCTTGACGGTGCTTGGTAATTATCATACTCACAGATAGTTATAAGGGTAAATCCGTGTGATTTTCCGTATGCCCTTTTGACTGCCAAATAGCCTGCCGTTTTGAGTGCCCCGATGATTGACCTTAAACGTTTCTGACTGATATTCAGAGCATAATTCAAATGTGGGTATGTTATGGCGAGCTGCCCTCGGTTGATAGTTACGTCTCGGTATGTAGTCGGTTCAGTTACAGCGCGACAAACGAGATACAGGAACACACGGAGGGTGTCGCTATCCTTGAACACTTCTTGACGTTCAAGGTCTCGATGTAGCTTAATCCAGCCCTTAGGTGTGTAGTTCAACATATTCAGGGGAGATTTCAAAGCCAGGCACTGCCGTCCTTAGAATTGAGAATGTCGTCGCGGTATTTAGCCATATTCTCAATAGCTTTCAGTCGGTTGAAGCCGCGAGCGTTTAACTGACCTTTACGGAGAGCTTTCATCACTTCGTCGAAAAGATAGTAGATAGAGCCGTTGTCCCTGTGATAGTATGGCAAGCTGTTGGGGGGAGGTGCCTGTCGCCAACGGTAAAGGGTGGAGTCCGACACGTTGAGAACAATCTCAAGGGTGAGCGAGTCCATTTGTATGCTCCCGGCTAATGCGTCACGCATAGAGGTGAGGTTTTGTATTTGGGTCTTGATTTCGGACTGGTCCGCCATTACTTGACGGAGCATTTGTGTAAGGCTCTCGTACTGTCGGGAGCCTTCGGATAGGTAAGATGTTGCTTCGTTCATGTTCATATTATTTTGCGATTACGGTGCAAAATTATGGCTGTCAGAAGCCCTAAAAAGATAAGGTTTCTCGAAGTGGCTTCAACCTAATCTTTTTCTTAACATCTATTTACGTCTCAGGACAATATCCTGTATTGAACGGGCAATCTTTACATAGAAAGATTCACGCGAGAAGAACTTCGGAGAAGTTGAGTCGGCAAGATATTGTTCTGCATTATTTCGGTCGGCAGATGTATAGAGATAATTAAGAGCGGGTGTTTTCCCACTCTTTTCACTTACCAACATTTGGTTGGCTACCGCCGATGATTTCCAATTTCGAGGCAGGTAGCGTAGTTTTTCAAGAACTGAAAGGAGAAACACTGCTCTTGCCATATTGCGAGCGGATAGCGGTTGGGTTAAAGTTCCGTCTCGGAAATCAATCAGATCTTGTCCGGCAATGGGCTGTGCGAAGACATCGAAGGCATTGGCGCAGGTGGCTATGTAACCATATTCCTCAATATCGGGGTAGTCGGGAGTTGTAGCTTTGTCGCCTCTAAAACGGCGTAATTCGCAACGTTCAAGCAAAATAATAGCAGCCTCAGTATCGAAGCTGCTCTTGCGTGTAAATGCCTCAATCACTTGTTCTCGGTGTTCTTTTAGGACATCGTAGATGCGGCTGTAAGCCTCAACAACTTTGTTGACGGATTGAGTAACTATTTTTGAGTTGATTTCAATTGCACTAAGTGATTTGAGGGCGCGAGAATAGAACGTGCGATATGTTACTCCCTGCCTTACATAAAGGTCAATAAAGCAATTGCGGATTTTGACCAAAAGCGTTTCCGCACTATCCAGTTGTTTTATGGGAATAGGGGTATCAGTAACCCAAAAAGAGAGATTCGCCAGGCGCGTACTCGTAGGTCTGCGAATAAGGAGCTAAGTCCTTGTTACTTGTTGGGAAAAATGAATTTGCCATATCTTGATATGTAAATTTGATTATTGTTTTTTCATCTCAAGAATAACAATTTAGGACGGCAAACGGTTGGAAAAGAAGCCCCAAAGAAAATCAATAGAAGTGCGCCCCTCCTGACGACTTCAGAAAGGGCGCATAGAATTGTCTTAGAGAGCAGCTGAAACAAAGTCAAGTTTGGACGATAGGCTGAGCATATCGGACTCAATTTTCTTATTGACGATACGAGCATATATTTGTGTCGTCTGAATATTTGTGTGCCCCAACATACGACTGACTGACTCCACCGACACGCCCTTACTGAGAGCGAGAGTTGCAAACGTGTGGCGAGCGAGGTGGCACGAGAGCCTTTTCTCTATGCCGCAAAGGTCAGCTATCTCCTTGAGGTACGCATTCATTTTTTGATTACTGCATACCGGGAGTAAGCGACCATGCGGGTCGTCTGCCATTTGCGCCTTATATTTATTAAGTATTTGTTTCGCAACATCGAGAAGCAAAACACTTGAAGGAACGTCAGTTTTTTGACGGTTCTTCATTATCCACTCGCGCCCATCTATTTTGACGATGTGCTCTTTTGATAGTTGCACGAGGTCAATGTATGCAAGACCTGTAAAACAACTGAACACAAAGATGTCGCGTACTTGTTCAAGACGCTTCACTGAAAAGCGGTGGTTCATCAATTTAGCGATTTCTTCATCAGAAAGGAAACCTCTATCGGTTTTCTCAAATCTGATTTTGAAATTCAGGAAGGGGTCATTTTTTAGAAGACCCATTTTCTGAGCACGGAGTATTACCGTTTTGAGATTACGCATAATACGCATAGTGGTGTTTTGCTTCAACTTTATTGCGGTAAGACAATAATGTTCAAAGTCGCTTATGTATTTATAGCTCAGTTCACCCATTCGGAGATCAGAGCGACCAAAGCGTTCTTTGAGGAATGTAGCAAAACGTCGACGGATTACATCATATTTGGTGTAAGAAGCCTGTGAGCGACTGATACCAACTTCTTCTTTGAGTTTCGTAAGGAAATCATCAAAGAACTTGAAAAAAGAGTCGGAGTCGGAGGATTTGCCGAGATAAAGAGCTTTAATAAAGTCAAGCGAGAGAGTGTCGGAGAACTCGTAGCGACGATAGAGGTGCATAAGGTCAAGTTCAATACGTTCAAGGGCTTCATTGACCTTGTTTGCTTCAGAAGTGCGACCCTTAACACGCCCTTTACTTTTATCCCATTGCTTTTCCTCAACGTTGAAGCCGGCGGAGCCTAATATCATACGCTCGCCGTTTAGGTATAGCCTGACGAGGATTGGCGACTTGCCTTCCTTAGTTTTATAGCTTCTCAGGTAGAAGCACACGCGAAATTTTCTAATCATATCTCAAGATTTTGTTAGTGATACATCATCATTTTTTCGGTGACAAAGTTCGGTAGTAAATTCCTTTGTAACCCCGTCTGTATCACGTCTATAAGTCATTTTTGGTGACACGAAAATTAAAGTTTCTTAAAGTGTCACCAACCTGACACCCACCCCAGCTTGTTTTTGGACACTCGGAAACTCCCGAAAGCCTTCCAAAAAAGAGCCCTTGACAAAATATTGAGAACTATATCCGATTGATTATTAGCGTATTACTAAATAGGTTCAAAAAAGTAAGGCGCGAAAAAAAGCCAATCAGAAATCTTCTGACTGGCTTTTGGCGGAAAGACAGGGATTCGAACCCTGGGTGCCCGCAAGGGCACAACGGTTTTCGAGACCGCCCCGATCGACCACTCCGGCATCTTTCCGTATATCACACGCGGTCGCACGTGTCGTTTTGTGGGTGCAAAGGTACTAAATGATTTTGATGTGTGCAATATTCGGACGTGCATTTCAAAATTATTTTTTTCTTACAGCAACCCCAAACGGACCAATGCTTGCATTGTTTGCTTGCTTACGCATGCCGCTGTATGATTACCTCATAAGGGGTCATGTAACTATTACCCCCCCCCGCCACAGCATTTTGTGACAGGGGGGGGGGTAAGCGTTATGTTCGAAACTTATCACACATCCTTTCGGATATGTGTGATTCGATTAGTTGACGCGAAAGCGGTCGGTACCGTCGGCAAAGTAAGCCACTATCTGACGTGCAGCGGCAATGCCGGCGTTGATATTGGCTTCGGCAGTCTGTGCACCCATTTTCTTGGGAGTAAAGAACACACGTCCGGGGAATCGTTGGCGCAGCTCGTCAGCATTGGAGGGGGCGATATCGGCCACATACTTGATATCAGGGCGCTGTTCGAGGGCCTCGGCCAACGATGGCTCGTCAATGACTTCGCGACGCGCAGTATTAATCAGTAGTCCGCCCTTGGGCATAAGTTCGATAAGGTGCTTATTCACGCTGTTGCGTGTCTCATCGGTGGCTGGTATATGCAGCGACACTACATCATTGTTTGCATATAGTTCTTCGATGGAATGTACCGGGTGTACTCCGGCATCTTCGATGACCTTGTCCGGGCAATACGGATCAAGAGCGCTCACCTCCATACCAAATCCTTTGGCGATACGGGCAACGTTACGGCCTACCTGACCAAAAGCATGTATGCCAAGGCGTTTGCCTTTAAGCTCGGTACCCGACGTGCCGGCGTACATATTGCGCACTGCCATTACGGCAAGCCCGAAGACCAATTCGGCCACGGCATTGGAATTTTGTCCGGGGGTGTTTTCGACCACAATATTATGGGCTGTAGCAGCTTTGAGATCGATATTGTCGTATCCGGCGCCGGCTCGTACTACAATTTTCAGCTGCGGTGCGACATCCATAAGCGCACCATCGACAATGTCGCTGCGCACGATGAGCGCATCGGCATCTTTGACAGCCTCAAGCAATTGGGCGCGGTCTGTATATTTTTCGAGAATGGCGAGCGTGTGTCCGCCTTCTTCGATGGCCTTGCGGATGCCTTGGACTGCGGCTGCCGCAAAGGGCTTTTCGGTGGCTAATAATACTTTCATTGTACTGTTGTCTTTGGTTGAACGACTACATCGTATCAATGTACGGCTTGGAAGTCGGCCATAGCGTCCACGAGCACCTTGACGCTGTCGATGGGGAGGGCGTTGTACAGCGAGGCGCGGAAGCCGCCGACGCTGCGGTGACCTTTGATACCTACGATACCGCGTTGTGTGGCAAATTCCACAAAATCCTTTTCGAGTTCCTTGTATTCGGGTTTCATCACGAAGCATACGTTCATAATCGAACGGTCAGCCGGATCGGTGACCGTGCCGGTGAACATGCGACTACTGTCTATGGCCTCGTAGAGCATGGCAGCCTTCTCAAGGTCACGGCGCTCGAGCTCCTTGATGCCGCCGAGGTCTTTATAGTAGCGCAGGGTCTGCAGAGCAGAGAATATGGGAAGTACGGGAGGGGTGTTGAACATCGAGCCCTTGGCCACATGTGTGCGATAGTCAAGCATCGTGGGGATGGGACGATCTACATGTCCGAGAGCATCATCGCGTACAATAACAATGGTGACACCGGCGGGAGCGAGGTTCTTCTGCGCCCCGGCATATATTGCATCATATTTGGAGACATCTACGGCGCGCGAGAAGATGTCCGAGCTCATATCGGCCACCATACGACAAGGCACATCGGGATCTTTGCGTATCTCGGTACCATATATAGTGTTGTTGGACGTATAGTGGAAGTAGTCGCTATCGGCAGGTACGACGAAGTCCTTGGGTATACGAGTGTAGTTGTCGCCTTCGCCTGAGGCCACGACATTTACTTCACCAAAGAGGCGCGCTTCTTTGATGGCCTTGTGTGCCCATGTGCCGGTGTCAAGATAGCTGGCGCGCTTGCGCAACAGATTGAAAGGAATCATGCAGAACTGCATCGAGGCGCCGCCGCCAAGCCACAGCACGCTGTAACCTCCGGGGATTTCGAGAAGCTCTTTGACAAGAGCCGAGGCTTCGTCAATAACAGCCTGGAATTCCTTGCTGCGGTGCGATATTTCCAAGATGGACAATCCGGTGTCAGCAAAATTGATGATTGCATCTGCCGTGTTCTGAATAGTGTACTGGCTCAGAATCGAAGGACCGGCATAGAAGTTGTGCTTCTTCATACTCAT